AATGAATCCATAGCAAAACCACCGACTGCTTCATTATCATCTTTTATAATTTTAGTCATTAAATTCTCCTATATAGTTTATTTTTTGTTCTATTTTATTATATATATTACTTAATGAAAATAACTTATTATTTAATTTTAAAGGAGACAATATGACTAGACATTTAGCAAGTAATAAAATGAAAAAAATTATCAATCCACCCTTTATTGATTTAAATTATCACTGTATAATAATTTGGGCACTTTTTATTTTAGATATATTTAGTTATAAATTTAATCAACCAATCATCCATCTATCTTATGACTATATAATTGGAGGTATATTTATTGGAGTATTATTTTTAGTTATAAAAGGATATAGAGCTAAATGGAATACATCTTTATTAATTAGTATGAATATTCAAATAATATGGTGTATATTTACTGAACAGTTAATTCTTGTAGGAGGATGGATTCTTATTGAATTAGGTATAGTAATTTTAATTGAAAATTATAATACCTTTAGTAAGAAAAGAATACGTAAAAGATAGGAGAAAGGGAATCATATAATAAGTTATATATGACTCCCTTTTTTTGTATTTATAAATTAAACAATAAAGAAGTTTAATTCAATTTGTTCTACAACACGTGTTGGATCTAAAGTTACATTTACATGAAACTTTTTAGTTTTTCTTTCATATTCAGTTGCACCTACATCTACTGAATAACTATGAAGACCACGTTTCCTTTTTATAACTTCTAAGAACTCTATCAATTGTCCAGAGACTTGTGACCAAGTAATTTCATCATTTTGTTCAAATATAAAGTAACGACAAAATTCTTCAAAAGCTCTTTTAATATATAGAACTAAACGAACTATATTTAAATCTTGAAGAGCACTAGCTCTTGCTTGAGAAGTTAATTGACCCCATACAACATACCCTGGATTAAACTTAACTATTGGATTTAATTGTTTAAGATATAATTGATCTCTTTGACCTAATCTTGGATTATATCTCAATTCTTTAATAGTATCAATAGCACCTCTATTAAAACCAGCTGCAGCAAACCAAAGTTCAGCTACATTATCATTTCTTGGTAATATATAAGACATATGATAAATTGGAGAGAACCAAGCATCCTGACCTGTAAATGGATCAAATATTTTATTATAAGATTCATACAGAGCAGTAAAATAGTTATTAAAAGTATTATCATTATTTCTAACAGATAACGCTAAATTAGCTGTAGGGTTATCACCATTATCCATAATAGCAACACAATCACGTCTAGTTTGTACTAATGTACTAATAGCCGTTTTAACATCTCGTGGGTAACCACAATCAAATACCATAGAAAAATAAATATTTTCAGTATCTAATACATCTTCATCTATAATACCATTATAAGCTTGATTTAATAAAGTAGTAGCTTCATTAATATTTAAAGAACCATCTAGATTTAATAAATCTCCATCACTACCTTTTCTAAAAGGAACAGGATCAGAAGAAATAAAAGCCTGTGTAACAGAACCATATGATTTTTTAATATGATATTCTATAATAGTAGTTGGATCAAAATCAGTTACATTACCATTCCAAGATTGAGTGGTTAAAGCTCTATCATTAAATACTGTAACTTCTTCACCATCAGAACCTGCACTAGCACCACACCAACCCCAAATTTCTTGACCTCTACCATCTTTAGCGATAATAACAAAGTCACCAGCTGGAGTACCTTCCCAATCAACAAAGTCTTGTTTAAGATCTGTTAAATCAGCTAAACCAGCAGTTAAAGTAACCCGAACATTAGTATCTAAATCTTTATCATAAACTTTAATATTTTCATCATAACCAGCTGAAAATCTATCATTGTCTTCATCAATGTACATTTGTGCTCTTAACATAGTAGAATATTTTGCTAATACATCAACAATCCAAATAGAATCTCCAGCAGTATCTTTAGCTTTCTTATCAAAAGAAATAGCAAAAGATTCAATAATAGCATCTTGTCCGTCTGATTGTCTTTCATAAATATCTAGTATATATTGATCCCATAAAGTAGGATTAGCAACCTCAGTTAATCTAACACCTATTTTATTATACCATTGACCTCTTCCTATTGGATTTAAAAAACAAATCGGATAAGCTGTGCCATCCTGTTGTAAATTACTTTCCATTTCTTCAACATCATTCATACCTTCTACATATGTAATTTGCATACCAGCAGTTGAATCTCCTGGTACTACTGTAGCATCAATACGAATATTAGAGAAAGTCGCATTATCCGGTAAAACTCTCATGTGAAATAAAGAACCTGATTCGCCTAAATAATTATAAGCACAATAAGGACCTTGACCAAAACTCTTTCCATAAGTTATAATATTTGGTTCACCATATTCTCCAATATAATCTGATCTTGAACCAATAAATTTTAACTTATTGTCTTCACCTTTTTCTGTAAGGGTAGCCATAAAAGCAATAGTAGAAGGAACTGCTTGAACGAACTGAGAAAGGTCTATAATTTTTGTATAAACACCTGGTGATACATTACTCATTGTATAACCTCCTAAATTTCTTATTTAATTTAATTAATCTAACTATTCTATCTTCCTTTCTCACTAAAATCAATATATTTTTAAACATATAAAAACCATGAAAATACAAGGCGTCTATCTGTCGTTTTAACTAATGAAGGAAATGTTACTCTAGAAAACAATGTAAAATTTCCATTATAATTACCAACATCACTTTCAGCTGAATATAATCCAGCTTCACTTAATTGTTTTCCATTAGCATAACCCACACCTACTGTTGTAGTTATTTTAACTATTAACCATCTATCATCATTTAAAGGATCTTGTTCAAACTCTATTGAATCATATGGTATCTTATAATATCCTTCTTCTGGATGATCAACATCTATTATATGATAATCTCCAGCTGAACTATCAGTTGCTGTTAACATTGCTTCAGCGGTTAAATCATCATCAGTTAATACAGGTGGAGAAGGATTAAAAGGATCACCAAGAATAACACCACCAGTACCCAAACCAAACCAACTCAAAAATTCTTCTCGTGTTGAAGAAGCATTTGTATTTTGAAAATTCATCATACGTTGAGCTAACCATTCTCGACCTTGATAAAGTACTAAATTATGTTTTCCTAATAATTTTTTATTTCCATTATCATCAACATCATATATTTCTACATAACCAGTAGGCGGACTTTTTTCTCCTCTATTATCTCCAACATTCATTCTGTCTTTTAAACATTCTTCACCATAAAAATCCCTTGCGAGAACCTCTATTGTTTTAACTTTTTTTGTCATTTTTTGTTTCCTTATAAACGTTGGGAATTTACTTTATATTTTGTTCTAAACTATAGGTTATGTTGGTTGGATACAAAGTAACAATCTATCTCCATTCTCTTGTAATAAATAATCTTCAGTTTCTTGTAATATGTAAGCATTCAGATCTTCTATTTCAATTTCTACTATATCTTGTCCATGAGTACAATCAAACAATCCTTGTGTTCCTTCGACATAAGCAAGACCGGTTGTATCGAGTGGAACACCATCAAAATTAACGAATTCCCCTGTCTGATAAAACCTATATTCATCTGAATCTAAAGAAGCATTTAAGGGTCTTGACCACATTAATTTATAATTTAAAGAATCTATTGGTCTTTCAAATGCAACAGTAAAACCATCAGTTTGTTTATCAGTAACAATAAAAGGAATGATAGCTGTCGAATCACTTTCATTCAATAATTCTAAACTTAAACCATAATTATTATAAACTTCTCTTGGTTGTAATACTATTGTTGTAGATGTAATCCCTAAAGATAAATCTTCTACATCTTGTTTTTCATGGGTAATTAAAATCCATTCTAAATAATAATTATTAGAATCTATATTTCCAGAAAATTCTACTGTAAAATTAGTAGGGGTTCTTTCTATAATTGTATAGCGATAACAAGAAGGTATTATATCAATCATATTAGAAAGACTTATAGCGACTGTATAACCAGTACTATCTAAAAACTCTGGTGGTGGTGGTATATCTATAGTAATTCTATTTGTACCATCTGGTACATGAACAATACCTGAATTATTAGAATTATCATAATCACAAGATACATGATAATTATCAGAATCAGCTGCTCCAGAAATCATAGCTGTATAACCACCTAAAGATTTTTCAGTTATTATATGACTATAGAATATTGGATTATTATCTACTGTATTAAATAAATTTAAAGTAAGAGCATAACCAGGAGTTTGTACATCTCTAAAACTACCATTTACTAAAATTTCACCATTATTAATTTGAGCTATATCATAATTCATAGGAATTCGATTTAATAAATTTGATGTAACTATGGGTGCGTTTGGTGCATCTAAATTACTAGCATTATAAATAGCTGCTGTTCCATCTCCATAAAAAGCTGGACAATTTAACCTATCTGGAATACGATCAAATATTTCTATAAATTCATTTTCTGGTTGATCTGTAACAGCACCAGTATCATGCCATGCACCACAATCATATGTTTCTCTTGAATAATATAAATTAGAAGTCCCATCTAAACAAACTAAAGGTTGATTTGTATAATCCATTTCCACATTAACAAATTGAGTACCTAATCCATGTTCTACTACCCAAACATTAGAAAGTTCTGTATGTCTATAACCAAATAAACCAGATTGACTACCATTTGTTATAGCAGCTTTACCAGTAATAGCTGCACTAAATGTAATAGTTAATTGAGAATCAGAATCAAATGAAATATTTGAAGGAGCAATTACATTATCACTTGAATTTATAACTTCAACATTTACATATTGATCATTTAATTGATGATTAATAACCCAAGTATTTGAAGTTATTGTTTGGTCATAAACAAAAGCATTTGTAGTATTAGGTTGATTTCCACTTGTTATTGCAGCATGCCCTTTTATAGCTGAACTAAATGTAATAGTTAATTGAGAATCTGAATCAAATAAAATATTAGAAGGTTGTATAGAATTATTACTTGAGTCTATAACTTCAACATTTACATATTGTTCACCTAAAGAATGATTAATAATCCAAGTGTTAGAATCTACTATTTGATTATGTATAAATTTATCTGTATTGTTACCAGAAGTAATAGCTGCATATCCAATAATAGGACTAGTAAAAGAAATAGTTAATAAACCAGTAGAATCAAATGAAATGTTTGAAGGTTGTATAGAATTATTACTTGAGTCTATAACTTCAACATTTACATATTGTTCACCTAAAGAATGATTAACATACCATGTATCAGATGCTATAATTTGTTCATATACAAAATGACCAGGATTAAGAACATTATTTCTAAAGGTAACATGACCAGTTACGGGAGTTTCAAAAAACAGTGTTGCTTGTATATCATTATCAAATATTATACTAGTAGGTTGTATAGTTTGTTCTAAATTCTTTTCACTACAACATGGATGACTATCACCCGTAACAAAATCAAGAGCTTGTTGTTCAACATCTATAGTATCAAAAGTATCTTCAGTAACAATACTATTAAATAATCTATTTCTAAATTGTAATTGTTCAAGTGGTATTAATCTTGCTCTATAAGGTTTAAAAAACTCAACAACTTTACTCATTTGAGAAAAGAAGGAATCTAAACCAAAAAGAATATAACTCATATTGATGAAACCAAAGCTAAGATTATTTCTTACCCACTCTCCCAGATCATTTAATAACGTTCCCACTACTTCAATATTACTGGATGCAAGATTATCCAATTGATTTTTAATAGTAGGATTTAATTGTTCTAAAACTAAACCAGCATCAAAAGGCGTTTGTAAAAAATTACTTGAAATTACTCTTGTAAAAGTATCAAGATATTGACTCCATCTATCTCTTTGTTGTTGACGAGATTCTAATTTACGACCAGTAATATATCTAAATTCATCTATAATATCTGTAGCAGTAATATTAGTACCATCATAACAAATAAAATCTGATGCAGGAGCACCTGTATAAAACTCTTTATTAAAAACATAAATACATGATAAATAAAGAGTTAGCATAGATGTAATTTCACCAAGTATAGTTATTGCTGCATCTTGAGGTAATATAGCTATAACACCTTCATCTGGACTACCATTATTTTCCCATTCACTATGTTGATCTTGAACTCTTCTAATTAATATACCTGTAGCTGCATCAATTGCTTCTTCATCAAATACAGGTTTAATAGCAAAATAAGGAGTTGTTGAAGGAAAGTTAATTTTATTATCAGATAATAAATCTCTAATTTGTTCTTCTGTTTGCAACCAATGAGGATCAGAATCTGTTAGATATTTAAATGGTAAATAAACAGGTGAAGTATCACCAGAAGTTCCAGTTGTGATAATTCCTTTAAAAATTAAATCATTTGGGTTTTTTCTTATTCTCTCTTCTAATTGTAATGTAAATTCATATAAATCAACTTCACCAACTCCATGATATCTAAAAACATCTAAAAGAGCTTGTGGTGTTCCCTTTCTTTTATATAAATTAACTAAATCTAAAAAGAAATTAATTTTATCTGTTGGTGGTTCATTTGTAGTTGAATCTTTTATTAAAGTAGAATAAGGATATCCAAAACTTCTAAATAACTCATCTAATTGATCATTTGGTAAAGTATTTATATCACTAACATTAGCTTGATATGTAGATACTGTTCTATGGGAAGCATACCAATCTCTTAAAAAATCTTTAATTCTAATCCAATCTGGACTATTATAAGCAATTTGATCAACTACATTATTTAAAAAATTTTCAACAGTGGATTGTTCATTATGAGCTATAGCTTTAACAGGTGACGTAAGATCGGTAGTCTTTCCTTGAATTTCCTCAAGAATTTTCCAAAAATCTTCAATATTTCTAGCCATTAGGATCCTCACAATACTCATTATAATTAATCTTAAGATCGGGTTTATTTTGTAACATATACCAATAGAACTGTTCAGTCAAATAAGCTTCATAACACGTTTCTAACATTGTTCCATGTGATACTATTTGCATATTATTATATCTTTCAAATCTATCATTAATTTGTAAATCTAAATATAAATAAATTAATTTTGATAAAACAGTACCTAAATTATCATAGTCAGTAAATAGAACTGCTATATCACTAGTAGTATCAGTAACCAAAGTTGTAGTTGTTGTCGTGTCAATCATAGTTAATGCAGTTGAATCATTTCTATAAACTAGAAGAGAATCTAACATTGTAAAATCATCTTGTTGTAAATGAAAGATATTATCACCCGTTGAATCCATTATCAAATATTTAGAAGCCGCTGGATATATTTGGATTCTTGAATAAGCTATTCTTGGAATAAAGAATGGATTGATTTCATCAACATATAAATAAGAATAATCTGGTTGATTATAATCATCCTTAAATAACATAGTTATAAAAGAATTTGGAGTTAAATATAAATCGGGTATATCAACAGGGTTTGGTAATTGTTCCCTGTTCATTTCAGCATTTAATATAAATCGGCTAAAAGCGGATTGTAATTCAGGGACTAAAGAGTATGAAGTTAAAATCGCCATAATTGTTTTACTCCGAAATATCTGTTTGAATTAAATCAGCTGTTGAGAGCATATCTAATATATGTATAAATAATGTTTCAGGATTATAATCTTTAAAATCAAATTTTCCCATACTCGTAACATCTGTTGACCATTGTCCTGAATGAAATCTTATAGCTTCCTCCATAACAAAAAATTGTTCTTCAGTCATAATTTTTTCAAATGTATTCTTATTTTGTGAAACCATATCCGCAGCATTTTTATCATGATACCTATCAGTATGTGGTCTATTACCCAATTGACCATATTTTAAAGAATCATGTAAAGCTGCTGCAAATAATAATTTATCTGCATCAGGAGTTTTCATTTTAATATTAAACATTCTGGATATTTTAGTTGTAGAATAAACTAAATCATAGGTATGTTCTGATGTAGTTTGTACTTCACCATTCTTTTTCTTATGATATTTTAATGTTGATGCTGTAGGACGATTCCAAGAATCAGGTATTATCTTACAAATTTCACTGAATAATTTAAACCCTTTCGGGGTCATATTTTTTTCGAGAATTTCAAACAATTTCACTTTATAATTCATTTCTGAATCCTTTTTTTAAATTATATTTTATTCAAATTCCACAACAGTATAGCCTATGATTACCGGATCTTCCGTGCGACCTCTGTTTGCTTCTATTTGAGATGTATTTTTGAGATGCAACCGTACTACCACGGCACCTGCTGAAGAAGTACTATTACCTTCAACACCATTATTTAAAATAAAAGCTTTTGACAAATCTACAGGAACTATATTTTTTATAGCGTTGTTAAATCCATTATTCATTTGTATTGTTCCTGTTTGAATATTTTTGAGTGTTAAACCACCACCACCACCGCTTACTAAAGTCATTAATGAACTCATTATGCAAACCTCCAATCACTATTTAAATCATCATAAACTAAAGAAAATGAAGTATTCGCATCCCAATCCATATCCTCTGATAACCCCATTATTTTGTTACCATCTCTTCCAATGGTTGTATTATTAGTAATCATATCACCTGCAGGAGAAAACCAAATTTGGTCTGTATCCTCTGGTGATACTGGTAAATTCACTGTAAGATTACTATTGATTAAATATTTTTTATTTGATTCTAAAGTTGTATTACTAGTAATATGAGTCCAATCTGATTTCCACTCAGAACCCTCTATGGGACCAATTCCCTCTATATTATGAATTTTCATAATTAATTATATCCTCTTTTATTTTTTATTTAACTTGACAAATCTCCCATTTTTGATATAAAAATCTAGTTATGGGTATTACTAAAAGATTACCACTTTCTTCTAACTGTATAAATATATATCGCCAGTTATAATGTTTAATAGTACCAATTTCATTATTTATTCTGACTCTAACATTTTTTCCTAAATCGGTATTAGTATGAAACATTAAATATGAGGCAATATTATCATATAATTTTTTAATAACTAGCGCTACAATTGCAACTACAGATAATTGAAGATAAATTGTCCATGGAATTAATTGTATTGTACTTAATAGTTGTTCATTCATAATATTGCCTCTTTATTTTTACCAGTTACTATTACCTTGAGAAGAACTAGCAATTTGTTTATTTTTACCTTGGTCTTGTAAAAACTTACTCATTGTTCTGTCACCAAACCACCACGTGACCGCAGAAACAGCTAAATATATAATTGTTGAAGTGACTTGTGTAAATATACCTACAGCTTGTTCAACAGAAAGTGATTCTATACCATTAGCTTTCATAATAGTCCAAGCTAAAAAAGTTATGTAGGATGAAGTACCCATAAGATAAACAGTGAGACCTGGACGCATAAAACCATTTAACCAATCTACAAATGCAAATCCAGCTGCTATTAACAATCCAAGTAGTTTAAAGAACCAACCAGACCACTTAGAATCTCCAGCTTCCATAATCATATCTATCCATTTTTCACTAAACAATTGTTTTGATCCAACTTTTTGTGAAGTATCAAAGGCAGCAGCATCTGCTAATTCAACTTCTCCTTCAATACGAGCTTTAGTAACTTGAATTTGCATTCTAGCTTCTTCAATCATAGCACTTGTTTCAAGTTTAACCATACTTTGTTTATGCTCGTTATCCATTTTGGTAGTTTTATACTTTGTATAAGAAGTTATAGCATTACCAATTAATCCTGTTACACCACCGAGTATAATATCTAAACCAATCATTTCATTTTTCTCCTTAATAATTTCTTCTATATATTATCGCTTGATACCAAGATTTATGCCATTCTCTATTATAATTTGCTGTACTATTACAAGAATAACATAATGTTATTAAATTTCTTGGTTTACAATCTTTTTTATTATAATTAATATGATGAATACAAATATGTTTACTTATCATATTACAACATGGATTTAAACATTGATAACCATCTCTTTCTTTAATAGAATTTTTATAATCTTGATCTAACCATTCTATACAATATGGATCACAACTTATTCCACCTTTCCAATTATGATTATTTTTTCCTTTTAATTTAGCTCTAACTTCTGGTCTTTTAGCAGGATTTGTGTCTCCAAACATATTTAATCTATTTTTAGCTGCTATACTTAATTTTTTTCTTACTTCTAATTTTTTAGATGGATTTAATAAACCTTTTTTTGTTTGACTATTTTGCTTTTTTAAATTAGCACATTTGTTAGTTGTATCATTACAACACCATTTTTTAACATATGGAAAATAATGTTTAGCTTCTTCACCACAACCATATTCACATAGTTGCACTAAAACACCTCCTGTATTCTCAATTTAAACTTACCATATTCCATACTTTCCATAAATTGTCTAACTGTTACTCTTGAATTTAAAACTGCAATTTGTCCACCTAAAAATCCACTTTTCTGACCAAGCAATATACAACCAGCTACATGGGTTTTATAACCTTTATATTTATCTCCAGCATAATTGCCTGAATGTATTAATACATAAGTTCTATTTTCTACATGACGAACCCAGTAAATTCTACCATATTTATTAGACATTCGGATCTCAACATCATACACACCTGGGGGAATACATGAAATATTTTGTTGATTATCTCGCCATGGTAGTTCTAAAGTTCTACATCTAAAATCGGGGGTAACTAAAAGACCTTCTGTACCTTGATCACTTCTTCTGATCCGAAATATATTCACCTGGTCCATTTTAATTTCCTTATTAAATATTTACTTTTTTGAAAATTTTTACATCTTCTTATTTGCCATTTACGTCTTAATCTCCACATTATACGTACACAGTTATTCAAAAATTATTTCCTCCTTATCTATTTACCTTTTTTAAGAAGTTTAACAACCTGTTGTAATACCTTCACAGGTTTACCAGATTTAGCTGCTCCTATTGCTTGTTCATAGATAAGTTCTTGTATTTTTGGATTACTTGTGCCAGCTCGTGTCATATAATTATAAACTTCTGCTTCTGTAATATTTTTAATATTTAATTTTTTAGGAGTTTGTTTTTTTAGAACTTTAGATTCTTTTAAAGATTTTGATCTTTTATTTAGTACTGGCATTAATTTTTCAGCTAATTTATTAACAATAGCATTAGTTAAATCTTCTTCAGATCGTTGAGTAGGTTGTTGTACAACTTCTTCAATTATTTTTTTAGTTTTAGGAGTTGTTTTTTCAACTAATTTTGCTTTTGGTTGATATTCTGAATTTATTATTTTAGCTTCAGCCATTAAAGGATTAGATAATGTAAAAGTATCTTCCCAAGGTTTTAAATAATAACCATCAACAATAATATCAAGTTTGGCGTGTACCTCTTGACCTTCTTTTAATCGTTTTCTAGTTATATCTTTTAGAGCTGGAATATCAACAGTTACAGATTCACTTGCAATTTTTGCAGGAAATCCATATTCTACTCCATCTATTTCTAATCGAAGAAAACTATCAAGCTGATCAGTTTCAACTCCACCAATTTCTATTTCAAAATTGAGTTGTTTTTCTTGATTGACATTTAATTGTAACATACTACATCCCCCGTTAATTATTAATTAACTTTATTATAATTTGTTTACTTAATTCTTCTAACTTATTTGTTTCCACGACATCAACTCTTTTGATTGTAATATATGGTTTTACCTGTCCAACCTCTTTAGTCATAGGAGGACCACCGCCTCCACCAAGGAAAGCACTACTTTTACTTAAAACTCCTTTGGTAGCAAGACTTGTACCACATGGTGCATAAGGCATACTAATACTCCTTTTATGTTGTTACCTGATAAGAGGTTAATTGATTATCAGTATATATTGCTTCAATATTATAACTCTCTATAATATCATTATTAGTTCCTACACTTAAAGAGTTACTATAAGTTCTAATTCTTGCAGTTGTCATATTACCATTTTCATCATATACAGTATTATCCATAAGAAAGTTTTCTTGAACTAATCCAAGAATTTTTTCTAATATAATATTTATACTATCAAAATCATTGGCAAATACCTGTATAGTATTAGTTTTACCCCATGGAAAATATATTGAGTGATAAGCATCCATAAACCAATTACCCACTTGATTTGGGGTAAAATTAACTCTATAATTACCATCACCCAGTTCAAAAAATGTTACTGTAGTGGAATCATAAATATCATTATTAGAAGGATCATATAAATGAGCACTAAATTCATTGATTGGAATGCCGCTAATACGATTTCTATTATTATCTAATACAGTAAATTCCTCAACAACTTTTATTCCAAGTTTACCAATTATCATTTTATACTTTTCCTTTACTATACGTAATTTTAAATAAAGATTTATCAAGAGTTAAAAAATCATCTGGTATTATATAGTTATCATTTTTCCTTTTTAAAGAAGGATTATTATATACATAAGAAATAAATTCAGTACATGAAAATTTATTTTTATCTAAAAAATCAAAATCAAAATCATATTTTGTTTTCTTTTTAAATATTTTTCTTGCTTTTTTAATAGCTATTTTAGATATTTGTTCATCATTACAATGGATAACTGTTACTGAATCACAACGACAGAATGTAAGGATATCTTGTTTATCTACTCCTTTACCTAACATATGAACAATGTTATTAGATCCCATATAAATAGCTGAATGTGTATAATATCCAGGAATCATTAAACCACTAACATAATGATCATATCTTCTTAATAAAATATCACCTGGTTGAATAGCATTTAAAACATCTCTAACATCTTCACCATTCATATGATATGAAGTTTTATTAAACATAATAAACATAGGATAAGGATAAATTAAAATATTACCAAACCACGACAAAGTTTTTTCTTTAATTTTATACCATAAATTCATAATAGTTTCCTTAAATTTTTTTTATTGTAAAAGATTTATTATGTTCTATAATTCCATATGTACCACTATGTATTATATCACCAAAATTAATATAATCACATTCTTTATATTCAACTATCTTTGGAACATGTGTGTGTCCCATTACTAAATATCTACATTGATTTTTATAATATTTAATTGATTCCTTTTCAATATCTCCTACTAACTGATTAAAATATGTTTTATTTTTTTTATTTGAAATAGAATTAAATAAATTTCTAGAAAATGATTTTATATTAATATGAAAAATTCTTTGACATATCCAATGAGGTATATATAATATTTTTGCAATCCAAGAATATTTAGTAACTAAATTATCAAATTGATCACCATGAATAATTAATATATTATCCATTTTTAATTTATGAACTACTTTTATATCCGGAAAGATTTTTAAAATTTCATCAATATTAGGATCATGATTTCCAATAACCCAATATATATCTTTAATTTTTGATTTATGTTTTAATGTTTTAACAATATAAGGATTATCACTTAAAATTCCTTCAAATGATTCTTCCCAAATATCAAAAATATCTCCATTAAGAATTATAGTATCAAATTCATTAGATTTCAATAACTTAACAATTTCGAGTTTTTTATTCACAAGAGGACTTCCTAAATGTATATCTGAAAGTACTAATGTTTTCATAATAAACTCCTTATACTGATGCGTTTCTATGCATACACATTAAACAAGCAACCGCCCACTTATGATCATCAACAGATTCATTTGTATTTGCAATCATTTTTAATCTCATTCCGTGTCCCATCTGATCTGTATCTGATGAATTTAATGCTAAAAAACCACTACCTAATAATGGCATATGATTTAAGAATCTAGCAAATGTTATCTCAACTGAAAACATATTATATCTTCCATTACCAGAAGGAGCTGCTGTAATATTTTCATATAATTTAGTTGATGAATTATAATCAGCATTCCAGAAAGCGGTAGGAGCTTCTCCTAAATCATTATCTGGCATATAAATTAATCCAGCATTTGGATCTGTTATATCTGCTGTTATATCAAATGTACCATCACCTGCAGCAGGAATAATCATATACCCACCGTATAAATTATAATTAGTATTTGTTCCAGCTTGACCAGCAGTAATTCTTGGAACCATTTCAAGAGATAATCTATCCATATCACAATCTTTCCAAGTTATATAACCTTCATGTAACCAGGTTTCATTGTTAACTATATTAAAATCAATATAAACAGATTCTGGGTCACCTTCTCCTAAATCATGTTGAATATCAAATGCAGCTCCACCACCTACTTTATGAACATCAGATGGGTCATCTCCTAAACCTATCCACATAATTCTAGTACCAAGTTTTCTAGATGTTTGATGAACTCTTGTTTTACCTGATCTATCTTGTGGTTGTAATATACCTTTTTTTCTGGTAACAGTTATCTTATTAGTATCAATCGTATGTGTATTATTATTTGGACAAACAGTTGGTTCATATTCTCCCCAAGTTCTTACCCATTTGCCTTCTGTTACACACCATATTCTATATTTGTATAAATTATTTCCCATTATAAAAACTCCATAAAAAATGTTGATATTTTAGTATGATTTCCAGACTCATAATCACCACTTGATTTCCCTTGTATTTCAAACATAGCGGATTCTTCTGGAAGATCAATAGGTGTTAAATCCACATGAGTTTCGAATGTTTCAGTTGTGACAGTCCAAGAAGTAATAAATTTATCATTAGTAAAGTCATATAATCTAAACTCACCTGGATAAGCTGCAGCATGAACTTCAGCTATTATACTACATGATTTAACTTCTCCTAAAGTATGAGTTCCTCTGAATTGAAATTTTCTAATAACCTCCCAATAAGAACTATCACATTCATAATAATATTCTCCACTATTACCACCAATTGAAAGAAGAATATCTCTATCAGAAATACTACTAACAACTGCTATACTATCAGGATCAATTGTATGACCAGCACTATTTGGACATATGGTTGGTTCGGAATTTATCCAATCTGTATATACCCATATACCTTCTGTCTTACAAAATACTCTGTATTTATTTTCCATCATTACCTCTTGTTATTAAGTCATATCTATTAACATCTATATCATTAAATCTCCAAAGAATTCTATTCATTTTAACTTCAAGTAAAGAGATTAATTTTTCATTAAGAGATCTCATTGTTTCAATTTCAATTTCTCTTCTTTTAAAACATATCATAACACTTTCTCTTAATACAATAGCTTTCTTTTTATAGTTATATTTATCAGCTAAATCTAACCAGAAAGTGACTTTATCTTTATCTATATTTAAAGCATCTATTACAATATTCTTTTTTCTTTTCATTAATGCTTCACACATAGTTTGCTCTACTGCTTCTATTGATGATTTATTTAAATCATAATCATTTCCATTATGTTTCCAAGTTGTATAAAATTCTTGTCCTATTGTTTCTAAAATATCATCACTACATATTAATTGATAATCATTTAAATGTTTATCTATATAAGTACTTTTTCCAGAACCAGGTATTCCAATCATTAATACTAAATTCATTATACACCCATAGCTATTGCTTGCACATATAAATATTTTTTACTATCTTGAACTTTTCCTTGTACTTCAAATATAGCTCTGTCAGTTGGTAAATTTTCAATAGTATTATCAATCCATATTTGTCTAGTAGAATCATCTACAGTAACTTGAGCTATTACCTTATTATTAGTATAATCATATATTCTAACATAAGAAGTTGAACCATTTTTTGAATGACCTAATACTTTTAATTTTTCTGGGAGTCCTGCTAAATCTGAACCATCATAAATAAATGAAGCAACGACAACCCAACTTTTAGTTTTAATTTTTAAACCATCAGCACTTTTAGTTCCATGACTATATGAGAAATTAATATAATTACCATCTCCAGGTATATCAGCCCAAATAGTAGTAGTAGAATCAACACCTTTCAAAAATTTATCAGGTTCTATTGGCAGTATATTAGATAAATCCGTTAAATCAACATCATTTTCATCCTGAGGGCACTCACCATAATTAAAATCAACTACACATTCATCTAATGCTGTTTCTTCAGGTCCAGATAAATCAGAAATAAATTCAATGTCAACATTATCTCCACCATTAATACTAATACCATTTAATTCTGTTGTTATTGTCGATTTTGAAATAATATCATTTTGTAAACAAGTAAGATCTATTAAATCTGCAAAATCATTTTGTAAAGAATAAGCATATATAGTCATTAACTAACCCTCCATAACTCTATTCGAGCTTCCCAAATACTTGATTCATCTCCAGAATTATCAGTTCTGTATTGTAGTGTGAAAGTTTGACTACCACTTAGAGTTTGATATAGAACTCTCGAAGAATAATATCTTTGAGTAGTACCTGTAGAACCGCCACCAGTATCATTATGTGGTTCTTGTTTATGTAATTCTCCTTGAGTTACTCCACCCTTTTGTATTCTACCTTCAAAATCATTTTTTTTGCTATCATGATTCCAACCATATGAAA